GTTGGAAAGCCAGGAGCAAATCATCACCATTAACCCAGAGGATAATAACTAGCCAAAATAATTTGACTTCAAACCCCAACTTCAACCACGCATATAAAAGCGCAATTATATATCTTAGGGAGTTATCAATACCAGTATTATACTGGCCACTCTTGTTTCCAAAAGTTTTATAAAGGGTATACTCCAACCAAGAGAACCCAACATAAACCTCTGAGTACCAACGCTCAATCAAATTGGCAACATCAACAGGCAAAAACTGCTTGCGTAGTCGACAAATGATAGGTATACAATTAAAAAAGTTTGTATCGCAACCATCTCCGTCTGCATCTTGGCAATATCTACCAAGGCTGCACACAGAATTGGGGAAAACCGGTGAAAAGGTTGGAATCCCGATTTTAATCGGGAATTCCCCTAGGTGCGAATCAAACATAACAGATTCATTCTGTTTATAGAACAAGTGGTGCCCTATAACAGTTAAAGCAAGGGGAGCTGCGGAAATAGTACGGGGTAACTTAACAACCCCACCCTCTTCTTTCCGTAATTCATCCTTGCCCATAACGTTAAAAGGTAGGTGCGTATACCCACCAACAAAATCACGAATGCTTTTGTCCACAAGTTCATAACCATCTGGGTCTGAGAGAGTATCAGCCACATTCTTGTATCTATAAAATAAAGGCCAACCAGGCGAAGCCTGTTGGTTAAGATAAAAACATTTACCATCCTCAAGATCTGCAGCATCAGAAATTAAAACTTCATCAATAGGAGTCAAACCATCATTACGATGGAGACCCCATAATGGTAAAAGCTGCTCATAAAGTTCGTCTTCGACTTGCTCTTCTAATCTCTTCTCATAACGAGAATAAGAATGAAAATACTTATCAAACCGTGTTTTAAGATTTTTAGATGTCAAAACAGCGGGCTTATAGGCAGGTTCAAATTCAGGATGCTCTCTAGCCCCCCGGAAATGTGACTTCAATGGGGGTCGTTTACTACATTTAACTAAATCATGTTGCCAAACTGAGCATAAACCCATTGAAGCTCTCTCGAGCTTACAAAGCTCCAGAGCTACACCCGGGAGGGCCTGCATTTTAAACTAACATGCCCAAACCAGTTCATCAAACCAGATTGAGCAGATTCGCTCAAAATAATAGCAAAGTTGATATGATTACCCTTATCA